ATGTCCAGTAGTACCGCTATTAGAATAAGCAAAAGCATTCACAAGCTGATTATATTCATTATTAAATAATGAAGCAGTAATCGTATCTCCATCTGTAAATGTGCTTTGTCTAGTATAACTGGTAGCCATCTTTGTTATCTCCTACCCGAAGGCATGTAATCTATATATAAACCGTTTATCGAATATGCAGCCCTGTTGTCATCGCTAGAAACACGGAAACTTGCTACATGCCCACTCCCCTGTAGTGATTGGCGAACTAGTGGGTCTAATGAACCGCCAAATACATTGACACCAAATACCGAGCTTCCAAATAAAGAAGGAGTCTGCACTTCATCTAGTGTGTAATCTGATGGTTGAGGTATGCTAGTATCTTCATAATTAAATCTTACACGTAGTGCTGGCTGTACATCTCCTTCAGGACTTAAAGATATTTTAGCATAATGTAAAGTTTTTAATGTACCAGCATCTCCAAAATCTAAATTTGGAGTTTTATATTTTGCAGATATTATTTTAGTACTACCTGCCTCATAAAAATTATTACCCTGATCATGTAGGTAAATGTATCCCCTGTTATCACCATGATATGTTTTTTCAATGTTTGAACTAAGAAATGCAGATGTAATAGCTGGTGCTTGTATTCCCTCTGTTTCTGACCATTCAAAACCATTAGGAGTTAATGTACCTATTAAACCTCTTGATGCACTAATAGGTGTACCTGCTGGGGTATAAAATAATCTGTACTGAGATTTGTTTCTAAGCACTACGCTGCTTATTGTGTAATTAGTAATATTAGCAGCTAAATCTGCAACAATAGATTGTACCTGTCTAGATACAGAACTCAACTCAACGTCACCAATACGAGCAGTAGCAGCTACAAGACGAATACCATCTGGTGCTAAAAATAGAACATCACCACCAATTTCTTGAATACTTTGACCATCAAGACAGCCTACGTTAGATGTAATCTGGGAGACACTTACGGCTGTCGGATCATTAATGTTGTCTAATCTATGTATAGTATTTTGACAGAAAATATAAAGAGAATCACGAAAGCTTTTTATACCTACAATATTATCGTCTATTGTTACTGAGCCGGAACCAAGGCCAGTAAAATCTCTATCATCATTTATTCTGCTGTAATAAACAGTTGAAGGTTCGTTTGCGGTATCTACAAGACAAATATGTTTGTTATGATTTTCAACATATGTTCCAGCAGCAGGTGTGCTTATTTCTTCGTAAGAAAATAATCTACTTGGGCCTGTGCCATCAATATGGAAGTGGGCTACTTTATCTGCACCTGTTGCTATAGTTAAAGAGCCGTATTTACTAGTCGAATGCGCAGTAGGTGCTTTCATTATTGCAAATGAAGCTTGTGCTTGGTTAGGTCTATCAAGAACAGGTGATGTACTAAGCTGAGTTTCAGTTACGCCACTATGACCTGTATCTTTATTTATTTGAGTCCATGTTGTACCATCTTCACTATAATAAATACTTGTGTTTACACAAACTACAACACCTAACGCATAGGGATACAAGCCTAAAATTGGCGTATTTCCTTCGGGTTGGGTATCCCCAAACGGCACATAACCACTTATTCTTCTATAACCACCATCCGGGTCTACTTCAAAATTTAAAAGCTGCGTAGCAAATCCCGGCTGTTGCAGCATGTCAAACTGGTTTAAGTTAGTATTTAAACCACCCCTGCATGAAAGACCAAAAGGCTGCGACATTATGTATATACCAATCTATCGTCTGAAAAATATTTAGGTGAGGGATTCAATAAATTAGAACGCATAGTCCTTATACCCCTATTATAATCATCCAGAGCAAACGCAGCAGCTTGGGGATTATCTTTAAATTGCCATACATAATATCTGGCTCGTGCCATTAATACTGGTTTGTAAACATTGGGAAATACAATTTCATTATTAAACTCAACTAATTCGGTAGGTAAATTCCAAGCATAAAACCAGACACGATAGGTTTGTTTTGGGATAGGACTTAATCCGAATTTTCTAGAATCAGGACTACGGATAACATATGCTGGTTCCCCCCAAGTTTGTTGATCAGCATCATCTGCATTTTCTGATGCGCGTCTAAAATTTTTCCAATCTTCTATAGTTAGAAATTTTAAATTCTTAGAGACATAAGGGGTTGTTTCACCCTCTACCCCTATAGTAGTGATATAAAAATTAGACCAATCAATAGCTCCATAATCTGTTGTAAGATTAGAGCTGACTTCTTTTAACTCATAAAAACGTGTACCTGCTACTGTTTCAACATATACATTGCCATACATCGGATCAATATTACCACTTTCACCCGCTGACAAAAAAGGCCACTTAGGTTCTGCATTTGCAATATCTAAGTAAGCCCTGTTTATACAATCTTTAGCATGCTGCTGTATGCCTGTTGCTGATGCAAAATTAGCAGATGTTAATATAACTTCATTGAGTTCACGCAAAAGCTCATTGGTTAATGTTAAATATGATGCTGCCATTATTTATCCTTTTTAAAGATACGATCCCAATTACTAGCATATTGCTCAGATGAAATCTGTCTTTTGCGAGAGCGTCCTCTTTGTTTACTTCGGGACTTTAATACAATTTCTTTTTGTTTCATTAAAGTATGGGGGCAGTTTCCCACCCCCATCTCTCTATTGCTTATTAGTCAATAGTATAGTACGCACCTATAATTGCTTCAGGACGCAATACTTTAATACCGTGAACATGGAGACCACGAACGATATCACCGAAAGATGATGGATCGCGGATAACTTCAGTATTAACGATAGTCTGAGCAGTAGCTACAGCAGACATATGACCACCAAGAACTAGACCAGTAGCAGTAGTAGCGGGCATGTTGTTGGATTTATACATGCTAAACCCACGAAGTTTGCCTTCAGCTACTAGACCATTACGGATAGAACCTTGACCGCCATTGTAATCAACAGACAGCAATTTAGAATCTGTCTGTGACAGTTCTTCATAGAAGTCTGGAGAAGCTACAATCCAACGACCTTCTTCAGGAACATTCTGTTCATCAAGAAGACGAGCCATACGTGCCATTACATCCAGAGGGTCAGTTTCGCCTGAACCAAGGTCAATAGAACCAGCACCATCATATGCACCAACAGCAAGCGGAGTTGCAGAGTCAGTACCCAGAGTATGGTCAGGAGCAGAAGCAGCCAGACCAGCCTGAATTTTAGCTAGTACATTCTGATCAAATGCATCACGCAGAGCATAAGCAGCAGAAGAAGCAGCTACTTCACGCCAGTTTACATGAGACATGTTGCTTTCAATATCATCAACGATGAACTTGAATGCATTCGCAGTATCTACAACCAGAGTAACTTCCTGATCGGTAAGTGTAGACTTAGTGATATCTGCGCCACGCTCATACTGATACACATCGATTGTTGGCTCTTTGATGATCTTGACAGAGTCACCGTAAGAAGCAATTTCTCCTGCATAGTCAGTGTTAGTGATAGCTTCACCAACGGCTGCCTTACGGAAGAAGTTAAGTACTGTTTTACTATAAACCGAGGGCAGGAAGAAAGAATTATTCTGACCCGCTACGGAGTTTCCAAAGTTAGCATCAGTATCAACACTGGGTTCAAAATACTGATCAGAGACATTATTAGCCATTTTAAATTACCTTATTAAAGACAAAAATATTATTTAATTACCCTGCCTTCAGAAATAGCTTGATTAATTTCATCTTCATATTTATCAAACTGATCTATAGACATGCGGGCAATTTCCCGTTCTGTCCAAACCTTGGCTTCTTTTGTGTCTACAGTCTTAGTCTTAGTAGAGACCATATCAGCAGCACTAGCAGCTTTTGGTTTAGACTTTGAAGTTTTAGACTGTTGGATATCGTTTTCAAGCTTATAAATATCAATTGCACGACTAGCTAATGTAGCATTATCGGGGTTGTTATATATCCAGTTTTGTATTTCTTCAGGCTGACCCTTTGCCCACTCATGGAAATTATCATCTCCACGAATTTCTTCAAAGTCTGGGTGACGAGCTTTTAAATCCGCGTGAGCTTCTTTGCGAACAATATCGGCTTCACGTTGTTTAATACTCACCAGCTGTTCCCTGATGTCAGAAATCTGCTCCTCACTTCGTAAGTGAGCTACAGTTTCAACAGTTTCATACAAATCGGGATACTGACTTTTAAACTTTTCTAAATCTTCAATAGACTTAGGAGCTTTATATTCAGGAGCAGCAACTCGTGCTTCTGCCAACAACTCTTGCTCTTTCTGTTTAAATTCAGAAACTTTCCGATCATAATGTTTTTTTAGATCATCGTACCTTTTTTTATAGTTTGTTGTTGAAGTAGTTTCTTCAGGGGCTTCAGCTTCTTTTTTGCTGGAGGTAGCCTTCGGTTTACTTTCTTCTACAAACAGCGAATCAGCACTAGAAAAAGTTTTATCAGTTCCTTTGTGCCATTCTTTCCTCATGTTATAAGGATTAGCTTGTACTTCTTCGTTATCCATAACTTCTTCAGTCATTGTTTTCTCCTAACGGGGCTTGCTGTCTACAAGGTAGCCTTACCATTATCATCTCGTCAGATAGGTAGGGGCTTGTTATTACAAGGTAGCCGTATTATCGAACACTAGGCATCCGGTTTGCATCTAACATTTGCTTACGAATTTCTTCGTCAGTTAATGTGGTATCTGCATTCCTGTCGGATGGCCTACTCATTAAACCACCATCATAAGCACGTTCAGCCTCATCCATCATAGTTTGGAGGTTGTCTGCGCCTATCTGATCGGTAGCTTTCTTAGTGATCACAAATTCACCCGCAGATAGTCTTGCAGGTATTGAATCTGATACATCACTTCCGGGGCCAGTAACTTCACCTGACCCACTAAACTCTGATGCTGTTTCTACAACTTTGTCAAAGATTTGACTTAGCTGTGGATCGGCACTCAGCGAATTCATCAAGTAGTCTTGTTCTTCATCATCTAATGATTGACTGACTACAAAATCTATATATTCTTGCATCATTTCTTCATCTGGAAGTTGAGATGCCATTGCTTCGTCCATTTCTTCGGGCGGGATGTTGGGATAAGTATCAACAGGAACTTCTGTTTCAGAATCCATATCTTCCATTTCGGGAGGGACTAACATACTTCCTTCAGCATATTTTTTCATTTTACCGCCACCGTATTTTTTTTCTTTCATATCAGTATTGTAAGCTCTTCCTTCGAACATAAATACATCTGCATTTTTATCTACTGCATCTTTAAAAGCTTGTCTAAAAGATTGAGCTGACTCTGTATCTTTTTTATACGCTGGATAATCCGCTGGATTTACTCTTTCGCCAAGCTCAACAACAGTTGCGGGCTTTTCACCAGCTTCTGCTTTTGCAATTATATTCTTACCTTCTTCTGAATTAAGTGTATAACCAACTCCCCCTGAAACTACTACAGCACCTGCCATATCTTTAGCATAACCCTGCTGCTTTCTAGTCAAGTTTTTCATTACTTGCTTCTGATCTGCACTTAAAGGTTTTATAATTTTAAGAGCAGTTTTTACTATACTGCCTAATGCATATTGCTCTCTTTCTGGAGGAACCATTAAACTACCATTTGATTTTTTCTCTTTATTTTCCATAGCGTAATATACCTGTTCACCTTTTTCTGAACCGTATTCTTTCTTCATGGCTTTCATTTTATCTTTGTTAACAGGCATATCTATACTCTTAAAAAATAATTATGAGAAGAACAAGTACAACTACAGCAGCTACTCCAGCTGTACCTGCACCAAGTTTTAAATCTTCTACACTATTAATAGTAGCTTTTACTTTAGCACCAAGCTGATTGCATAGTTCAGTAGCTTTTGTTTTTAAAAATGTCATGTTCTATATTTCCTAGCTGTTTAAGTAGAAGGCTTACTTGGTGTAATTTCCTGCTTTATTTACTGTTGACTTTTTTTCATGGGTAAAAGTTATGGAGTTTTACTTTCGTTAAGAGTTCTTTTTACATTATCTTTAAGCTGCTCTAGGCGTTCCAGAGAATTCACTCTCCCCTGACTGCGGTACAGCTCCAGTTCCGATGTTGCCCCCAC